TTATGTCAATCTGCTGCTGCAGTTCGCTCTGGACCTCGCCGACATGGTTGCTCACATCGCTGATCTGCTGGTTCAGGTCGTTACGGACTTCGCCCAGGCGCTCGTTCACCGAGCCAGGGCCATTCATATCGATAAGATCGATGCGCTTGGTCAGCTCCTGACCCAGCTCGCTCTCGGTGATCTGGCCAGCAATCACCTCGAGCATCTGTGTCGGGTCACTGGAGGTAGCAGCGAGAACGTACAGGAAGTCACTCTTCCCATAGGCATTCGCCGAGCGAACGTAGTAGGAATACTCCTTCGCGAACGCCAGGCCGGTGTGGGTGAAGGTCAGCCCCTGCCCCAGGTATACAGCGTCAGCGATAGGCGCCGACGGATTGGTGGCATAGAAGTACTCATAGGTACCGCCGTTGAGGCTGTTCTGCAGGTTGGCCGGCACCAGCGTGATAGTGTCAACCGACGCATAGACGGCGCAGCTCTCGGGCACGGGCGGGCCGCCCACGTTGACATTGATGGTCGCCTCTCCCGAGCGGGTGCCGGGGCCGAAGGCAACGACGCTCATGGCGTAGGTGCCAGAGGTCAGGCCATTGATATTGCAGCTTGAGGCTTCACCGCCAACCTTGAGGGACTGCACGACCTCAGCGCCCTTGCGGATCGTCACCGTGTAGCTCAGCACGGTCTGCACTGGCGGTGCCCAGCTGAGCACGCCCTGGACAACTTCGGCCACGCCGCTTGGAGTCCAGGCCAGGCCGGTGACAGCAGCAAGGCCGCCAACAGGCAGATTGATGAAGCCCAGCGGATCGTACGGCTGTCCCACCGCATCATCGAAGATGGCCTGCTCGTACGGTTTGAGGGTCACCTTGCAGGCATCGGCAGCGCCCATGGTCCATTCGGTGACCATGAATTCGCCCAGGATGTTCAGCGAAGGCAGATCGACCTTGACTGCACGCCCCGGGCGGCAGTTGTAGCCATTGAAGTTGAGCGGTACAGACAGGGAACCGCCCGAGCGCCGACGGCGCAGGCTGATGTTGGCAAGGCGCTGAGCCAGGTAGGCGTCTGTCACATAAGCAAACGACTGCGACTCAGCCAGCTCGCCGCCGTCTGTTGCGATCCAATCCTGAATCGCAACCTCCGGATAGTCGGTCTCTGCCCAGGCCTGAGCAGGATCAACAAAGGTCCCGCGCATGGTGTTGATGGCATCGCTGTTGCTGACCTCGGTCGTACCTTCAACAGTGCCGATCACCATGTCTTCGTTGATGGTGAAGTCGGCTGGCCCGTAGTAGGCGCCCACCTGAAGCGACCAGCGCCCGCCAACCCGGATCAGCGTTCCCGCGCAGGCCGACAGCAGGTTATCCAGGACAGTATTGCGCTTTTCATCTGCGCCAATGACGGCGCCGGCGAAGTAACGGGGCGACATCTTGCCATCCGGACCGATGACGGTTTCATCGCAGATGTTGGCAGCACTCGCGAAGGACTGAAAAATGATTTCGTCGTCAGGGATCGCGCAGCGGTTGCGCAGGTACCAGAGGATCAGCAACGCTGTGTTGGCCGAGTAGCCGGAATTCCCGTTGCGGGGGTCATAAATGTCGCTGCGCCCACGGACCACGAAACGCACATCCGGGATGCCCGACGGAAACTTCTCGGCGTCATACTTGAACGACAACCGAACAAACGACAGGCCCCGGCCGATCTGCTCTTGGCGCCAGTCTGGGCAGTTTGCCAGGAGGAATGCGTTCACCTGGGTCGGATCAATGATCACCTCGGACGTGGCATTCTCCCCCAGGTCAGACAGCGGACGCTCATCCACGTAGATCTCATCGACCCCCGCGATGGCGCCCTCGGACAGCACGTAGACGATGTGAATCCACTCTCCACTGGTCTGGTCGCCAGACTGTTCCTGAACCCAGGCGAGCACACCGCCGGTGCTGGCCCGACCGAGAATGAAGCGCACCGGGGCTTTCGACGAGCGAACGGTCTGAGAGCTTGGTTCGGAGCTTGGGCCGCCAGAAATCTTTGCCGCACCAGTCAGGCCCGCAAAGACTCCTTGCACACCACCAAACACATCCTTGAACGCGCCCACCGGGTCGTACATCGCCTTGATCGGCGCAGTGACGAGCTTGACGACTGATTTGATTGATTTGCCCACTATTCAACTCTCCAGGCCACCAAGGGCTCACAATCAACGGCTGCAGCACCAGACTCAGTGGCCGCCCAATACCGGCCGCTCCAGAGCACCGCCACGCACTTCCCCGACGCGCCCTCGAAGCTGACGATGTCGCCGCGCTGGGCGAACTGCACATCAACCCTTTCGAAGTAGGTATCGAGCACCGCCTCGACTGAGCCGTGCGTCGACGCCATCACGCGCTTGGCACCGATCTGCGTCTTGTATCGCCCGCGGTATTCCTTCGCCGGATCAACACCGCAGATAGCCGCCGCGCAGTCAGCGACAAACAGGCAGCAGTCAAATTCGCCCCACAAAAAAGGCCGCTCGAAAGCGGCCTGAATGGTCTCGTGTAGCCTCGTGGGCCAGTCTCGATTGCGCATGACGTTTACTCGTAGGTGAAGGACGGCGCGTCTTTCTTGGCGCCCCAGTAGATGGGCCATTCGGCCATCTGCGCGACGGCATAGAAGAAGCGGTCGCCGTCATGACGGGCGCGGTGGTTCTCGTCCGTCCAGCGCTCTGTGCCAATCCGGTTCCATTCGGCCATCCGGTCGATGATGGTGACCGTGATCGTGCTGTCGCCCGTCGCGCCGCCGTAGGACAGCTTGGCCGCGTCCATACGGCCGCTGAACAGGATGTCGGCCGCATAATTCCCGGCCTCGTCATAGACGACAAACATCAGACGAGCCGACCGGCCTCGGCAGCCCGCGACTGAGGTCTGGGAAAGGATGTAGCTGTCTAGGCCATTCAGCGTCAGATCAATGGACAGGGAGGAACCCGAGTCAGCGCTTTCGCTGGCTTGGCCCACTTCGCCGAAAGTGCCAACGCCGTCGTAGGCGTAGCCGTTGATGATCAGCTGGCTGGTGCCCGTGTGGGCCCTGACCATGCCGTCGGCAAAATCCAGCTCGCAGGCAAATACAGGCGTGAAGTTGCCAGCAGCAATGATGCTCAGCACTGATTGGGAAAATGGGAAAACCGCAGCCATTAGAAGGCCTCCCGACATTCGATGGAAAGTTCAGCCACAATAGGCCTGACTGAAAGGGTGTAGCTGTCCTCGGTGAGGCGCATGATCGAATAAGGGTTTCGATACTCCACCGCGGTGCCAACCACCAGAGCTGAGCGCAACCGTCTGTTGAGAGGCAAAATGGCCGTGCCATCGCCGTTCGAAAGCACGTCCTCAACCACCTCATGCATCACCCCGCCGATGGTGATGTAATCGCCCTGGCTAAACACCCGGCGACCGCCCTGCAGCCCGCTCAGCGTGATGGTTGAGGCCATGGCAGCCCCGACCTGCACAACGGGCGCGCCGATGTTGTCAGTCCGCTTTCGCGTGAACGCCGGCAGCTTGAACGTACCGAAACGGCCCTGCAGTCGCCCCAAGAAGGCAGTCACTATTCGGTCACGGTCTCGGGTCAATTGGGGAAGCGACAGGGAGCATTTCCAGTACGACCCCGGGTACCCCACGATCTGCTGGCTGTTGTTCAGTGACGAAGAGAAATCGCGGTTGTTGTACACCATGCCCCAGCTCATCTCAGCCGGGCACACTTGGGTTGGCCATTCGATCGCCATCGTTCCACCTTAAAGTTTCTTGCGGATGCTCTGCATTATTTGGCCGTTTCGGCCCACATCCTGCAGGATCGCGGACATCGTTTGGCGCATGCCTTGTTGGATCATGGCAACCGTCTGAGGGCTTACATCTCCATTCACATGGAAGACCTGATGCACAGCCACCGGCTGGCCTGTGCCCTCCGGCTGACTTCCTTTGCTGCCCTTGCTCACCTCGTCCAGGGTTTTGTCCAGCTTTGCACTGGTGTTGGCGGTAGTGACCCGCTCGCCCTTCTGCAGCAACCAGGTACCTTCGCGAGGAACACTATCGATACCGTCGTGCGCCATACCCACCAGAGCGGAACTCGCCACACCGGCCACCAGGGGGGCGGTAGCCATCGCTGCGGCAATTGCAGCACCAGGTGCCAGTGCGGGCCCCACGATAGGTATCGCAGCGGTGCTGGCGAAGGCGGCGAGCTGGGCCTGGAACGACGTTGCCTGAGCGTTGGCAATCAAAGTCGGTGCCGCACTGGCCTGTGTCGTCTTACCGACCATCAGCTGCACCGCTTGATACACCAGCCACTGGGCAGCCATGTCTGCCAGCGCATCAACCATCGACCTGGCGAACCCGCCAACCATATCCATCAGCGCATCTCCGGCATCCTTCGAGCCCGTGGCCACATCAGAGAGGAACGACCCGAGTTCGCTCCTGGCGCTACCGAGGACAGACGTGGTGGCATCGGCGGCCATGGCTGAGTAGTCGGTCGCGGCGTCCGCAAAATTCTCCCAGGCGCTGGTGACACCATCCATCCAGTTGCTCTGCGCCTCATCGAGCTGGCTGTAATAGTCGTTTTGCAGCTCCAGGCGCTCGGCCAGGGCATCGCTGAGCACTTGGGTTTCCTGGTCGTAAAGCTCCTGGCTGATGTCACCGCTGTTGCGTTGCAGGACCAATTCACGCTGTTGACGATTGAAGTCTTCCTCGATCGACAGCCGTTCTTTCAGCCGCTCCTTGTACTCGTCACCACGGCCGGCGCCGGCAAGCTCCTGATCAAACCCACTTTTCGCGGTCTGGTAGTCCTCGTTTACGCTGGACCTGAAGGAGGCCAGCTTCTTGGCATCTTCCTCGGCCTGCTTCAGCTTCTTCAAGGCGTCAAGCTCAGCCGCCAGGCCCTCCAGACGCTTACGCTGTTTGTCGTTGATGCCATCCAGCTTGCCGGCGGAGACCTCGAAGGCCAGCTTCTCGACCTCGGTCGCATTCTTGCGCTTGTCGGTCGATGTGTTGATCAGCTCGATCTGCCGCTGGTAATTCTCTTCGGTCGTCTTGAACGCCTGGTTCAGCTTTCTGGTAGCAGCTTCCGCAGCCTTCTCCGCTGCTTTCTGCGCATCGGTCTGGCCGAGAATACCTGCACTCCCACTACCGGCAGGTACGATCGCGGGTAGCTCGGAGGCAGCCTTGCGAGCCTGCTTCACATATTCCCGAATTGAATCGCCGGCCCAGGCTTTATTCATGGTCTGGCCGAGCTCAAGAAAAACACTGTTCGCCGTTCGAGCGTGATCCTTCGCATCGCTCGACATTTTGTCCGAGTTCTTTTTGAAGTCCTCGGACATTTCTCCGAACGTGACCTTGCTCAGCAGGAGGTTGGCCGTTGCCCCCATACTTTGGAAATAGGCCATGGCTGTGGCGAATGTCCCCACCATAGAGATCGCGGCAACTTTAAATGCTCTGCCGATACCATCAGCAGTTGAAGCCGTCATGGCAGCGACCTCTACTAGGTCGTTGGCAAAAGCCCGGACTTGCGATTGCAGCCCTCCGGCCTCTTTGCTGGTATCAGCCAAGTCTGCTGCGAGCTGCGCGAGGACGGGCATGAATTCCGCCGCGAGCGCGGTTTTCGCCGAATTTGCATACTGACCGATTGTGGTCAGCTGGTTATTAAACTCTCTGGCAGACGAAATGGTTGTGTCGTCCAAAATCATGCCAGCGGCCATTGCGGAGTCGCCCAGCTCCTTGAGTTTCTTACCGCCATCAGCCAATAGCGGCACCAGGGCCGTAGCCTCGTCGGCAATCGCCTCCATGAAGAACGTCATCTGCGCTTGGCTGACATTCGCTTTTTGGAGACTTGTAACGTAGAGCTGCAGCGCTTCAGCGCTGTTTAGCTTGCGGAACTGCTCCGCAGTCACGCCAACCTTCGGCGCTACGGTCTCAAAGAAGTTTTTCAGCTCGCCACCGCCGGTGGCCAGAAAGTCGCCGATCTTGTCGTTGGTGTCCTTGAAGATGTCCGACAGCTTATCTTGATGCAGACCCACCGAAGCGGCAGCAGCGGCCAAGCGCTGAAACTCGGTAGTCCCCAAGCCGGCGAGCGCGGACAGATTGGAAATCTCTTTCGCCGCCGATGCCGTGCTGGTGACCAGGCCTGCCACTACGGCTGGGATCGCAGCGAACGTCGCGCCGACTGCTGTGCCCAAACGCTCGGCCTGCTTCTTTATCTCCGCCATCTGCTTCTGCGTTTCACGACCTGCCTTATCCAGCGGCCCTGTGAAACCGCCAATTTTCGCAATCAAGTCGAGTGTCAATGTGCCAAGAGAGCGGCTCGCCATGCTTTCCTCCAGGATCGAGTAGGGTGAGGGATTTTTTTTCCCTCAGCCCTCTCACACCACCGTACGTGCGGTTCCGCATACGGCGGTTCAACTAATACGCTGGAGTCCCTGCACAGTGCTGCGCAGCGAGACCAG